TGGTGTTCTTAGGGAAGCAGAGGAGATTGGATCGCTGCGCAGGTTTGGTGCGGACGTAGATCTTTTGGCTCCTTTTAGGTCTGGGACAAGTTCGGCTTCTGCTCCTGCTCCTGCTCCTGCTCCTGCCCCCACTCCGGCTCCTACGCCTACGCCACCTCCTGCTCCTGAGCCAGTTGCTGCAACGCCGATTGCAGAAGCGCCTGTCCCTAGAGAGGTTAGAGAGCAGATTGGCAGAACAACCGCGCAATCTGGCGAGGCAGAGGCCCAAGCGATTGAAGCGACTGCGGCTGGTCCAGCGGAGAAGGCGGTTGCTGAAACGGCTCGCAAGGGTCGCAGATCAACAATAGCGACAACGCCGCAAGGTTTGATGGCTGTTGCTCCTGAGCAGGTTCGTCGTCGCAGGTCTTTGATGGGTGGGTTGATTTCGTAATGATGTATCGTTCTCCTCAGAACATTGCGGGTGAGATGGGGCGCAAGTCGTCCCAACCTGCGAAGCGCCGTTTTGATATGACTGTAGATCCTTTGGAGCGGTTAAATCAAAAGATGGCTGGTCGTATGCAGGGCGGCGCTGTTGAGGGTAAGGATAAGAAGAAGCAATCTCTGATAAATAGTATTGGAATGATGTGATGGCTCAAGTGTCTCCGTTGATAGTGCAGTTGGATCGCAGGTATAAGACGTTGCAGTCGCAGCGGTCTAATTGGGAGAGGCATTGGCAGGAGCTTGCGGATTATATGCTGCCACGCAAGGCTGACATTACGAAGAAGCGGACGCAGGGTGATAAGCGGACTGAATTGATTTATGATGGCACGGCAATTCATTCTGTTGAATTGTTGTCTAGTTCTTTGCATGGGATGCTGACGTCACCGAGTACGCCTTGGTTTTCGATGCGGTATCGTGAGCCTTCATTGCAGAATAATGATTTGGCGAATGAGTGGTTGGAGCTTTGCTTGGATCAGATGTATCAGCATTTTAACAGATCCAACTTTCAGCAAGAGATCCATGAGCTTTATTATGATTTAGTGGTGTTTGGCACGGCTGCTTTGTATGTGGAGGGCGATGCTGAGGGCTTGCGTTTTTCTTCAAGACACATTGCGGAGATTTGCATATCTGAGGATGCGAATGGCAAGGTTGATACAGTGTATCGCAAGTTTAAGATGTCTGCCCGTGCCATGATGCAACGCTTTGGGGAAAGCAATGTGCCAGCACAGGTTGTTAAGGACATCAAGGGCGATCCATATAAGGAGCATGAGGTTGTTCATGCGATATACCCCCGTTCCGAGACAAAAGGTCGCATGGCAAAGGATAAGCCGATTGCATCGGTGTATTATCATGCGGATACGAGGATGTTGCTTTCCGAGGGTGGGTTTGACGATTTTCCATTCATGGTCCCGCGTTTTGTTAAAGACAGTGTGAGTACATATGGTCGATCACCTGCGATGAATGCGTTGCCTGATGTTAAGATGTTAAACAAGATGTCAGAGGTGACTATTCGCGCGGCTCAAAAGCAGATTGATCCTCCTTTGATGGTTCCTGATGATGGGTTTATGTTGCCTGTTCGGACAACGCCGGGGTCTTTGAATTTCTACCGCTCTGGAACAAGAGACAGGTTGGAGCCTTTGAATATTGGTGCGAATAATCCGCTGGGTCTTAATATGGAGGAGCAGCGGAGAAATTCTATCAGACAAGCGTTTTATGTAGATCAATTGCTGATGTCTCAAGGTCCGGCAATGACTGCTACAGAAGTATTGCAGCGCAATGAAGAGAAGATGCGACTTCTTGGACCTGTTCTTGGTAGGCTCCAGTCTGAGTTGTTACAGCCTCTTATTTCCCGATCATTTGCGTTGCTGCTCAGGAATGGCCTTCTCCCTGCCGCTCCTGAGCAACTACAAGGTCAGGATATAGATATTGAGTATGTATCTCCGTTGGCGAAAGCGCAGCGCCTGACAGACTTGCAGTCTATGCTGCGTGGGTTTGAGGTAATGATGCAGGTTGCTGAGATTGCGCCTGTTATGGATTATTTAGATAGTGACAAGCTGGTGCAGTATCTGGTTGAGGTTACGGGCATTCCTGCGCGTGTTATTCGCGGTGATGAAGAGGTGGCTCGCATTCGTAGGCAGCAAGCAGAGGCGCAAGCGCAGCAAATGGAAATGGCTGAAAATGCTATGGCTGCGGAGCAAGCGGGACAAATTGCACCATTGATTAAGGCGGCTCAAGGATGAAAGAGCTTGAAGAGTTAAAGCTTGCGTATCGACGCACGTTTAATACTGACGATGGTGAAAGAGTATTGAGTGATCTTAAAACACGATTTAGTTTTGAGGCAACCACATTTTCGGACAATCCTTATCAATCTGCATTTAATGAAGGTCAGCGAGCGGCTGTGCTGCTGATTGTCCGAATGCTGACCGAGAGGAAGGAACCCCAATGAGCGAAGAGGCAATCCAAGATACTGGATCTCAAGAGGCTGTGGCAGCGGAAGCGGCTCCAGTTAGCTTTTTAGAAAGTTTACCAGAAGAGTTGCGCAACGAGCCAAGCTTGCGCACGTTTACTGATCCGAGTGCATTAGCTAAGAGTTATGTGAATGCACAACGTATGATTGGCGCAGACAAAGTGGCTATACCGGGAAAGTCTGCTACGTTTGACGAATGGCGTGAAGTTTATACAAAGCTTGGCGCTCCAACTGAAGCTGATGCATATGAGTTTAGCCAAAGCGATGTTGCTATTGCTGATGAGACTGTAAGTGCATTGCGTGAGGCGGCATACAACGCCGGACTGAGCAATGCGCAAGCAGAGCAGATGATGGGCTTTGTTCGCAATACTGTTCAAGGTATGCAGGGCGCTTATGATGAGATGGCTGAGAAATCACGCTATGAAGGTGAGCAAGAGTTGCGGCAGGAATATGGTCAGGCGTTTGAGCAGAAGCTTGAGATGGCGCGTTTGGCGGCAACGCAGCTTCTTGGCGGCACTGAGATCTTTGATGAAATTACCTTATCAGATGGGCGCATGTTGGGGGATCATCCGGCGATTGTTCGCATGTTCAGCAACCTTGCTGCGCAAATAGGTGAGGACAATCTTGAGGGTGCGCCAACAGAGATGGTAATGACCCCGCAAGAGGCTTCTCGGCAAATTGCAGAGATGACTAGACGAGATGGCCCATATTTTGATAGAATGCATCCTGAGCATAGCAATTACGTTGAAGAAGTGTTGCGGCTCAGAGAATATGTATAGTGGACAACCGCAAGGCCCACGGGTAAGCTTGTAGTCAAGCGGAGTAGCTGCCCTAAGCAGTAGCACGGCCTCGCAAGAGACAACCTAGCGCAGTAAACCAAAAACTGAAACATTGTAGGAGAGGCAAGATGTCTACTCAAATTACTACAGCTTTCGTTAATCAGTTTTCTGCAAATATCCAGATGCTTTCGCAGCAAATGGGTTCTATCCTGCGAGCAGCGGTAGATGTGGAAAGCGTGAATGGCGAGAAAGCTTTCTTTGATCAAGTAGGTGCAGCGGCTGCTGTTCTACGCACATCACGTCATGCGGACACCCCGTTGGTTGACACACCACATTCACGGCGCATGGTAACGATGTCTGACTATGAGTATGCGGATCTGATCGACGATCAGGACAAAGTCCGTTTGCTTGTAGACCCAACATCAACGTACAGCCGTGCGGCTGCGGCTGCGATGGGTCGTGCAATGGATGATGTAATCATTGCGGCTGCTCTGGGTACTGCTCAGACAGGCAAAGATGGTTCTACATCTACAGCATTGCCATCTGCTCAAAAGATTGCGGTTGCATCCTCTGGCTTGACGATTGCCAAGCTGGTTTCTGCAAAAGAAATCTTGGACAGTGGAAATGTTGATCCATCTATTCCGCGTCATATTGTTGTTTCACCTAAGCAGGTTTCTGACCTGTTGAACAACACGACTGTAACGTCAAGCGACTACAACACTGTAAAAGCGTTGGCGATGGGCGAAATCAACACCTTTGTTGGCTTCCAGTTCCACGTCAGCAACCGCTTGGGTACAGATGGCTCCGGTGATCGTCAGGTCATCGCATTTGCTGGTGACGGCATCAAGCTTGCGATTGGTAAAGAGCCAGCCGCACGTATTGATGAACGTGCTGACAAATCATACGCAACACAGGTTTACTACTGTCAGTCAATCGGTGCAACGCGCATGGAAGAGTCAAAAGTCGTTGAAATCGCCTGTTCAGAATAAGGAGACTAATCAATGGCTACTGTATATTCAGCACAACGCACAAACACACGGGCAACCCCCGCTGTGATGAACAAAGCCAATGAGCTTGGTGGACGTGTCCGCGTGGCTCATGGCACATACGAAGCATCTTCTTTGGCATCTGGCGATGTTATTGAGATGTTTATTCTTCCTGATGGCGCAAGATTGCTTGAAGGTTCTTTGGCGCATGATGCGCTGGGGGCTTCAACAACTTTGTCAGTCGGCTATGCGGCGCATACGAATGCTGCGGGTACTGCGGTATCTGCATCAGCGGCTGCGTACAAAGCTGCGGCTGCATCGACATCTGCTCAGAAGGTAGACGTACTTGCAACTTTGGCTCTTGGCTCAGGCACAGAGACAGACACCAATGAAGATGGTGTTGCAATCACAGTGACAATGGGCGGTGCCGCTGGCACTGGCACTATTGAGCTAACCATGAAGTATGTGGTTGACTAATAGGGCGGGGCGGGAAACCGCCCCCTCTCACTTATGGAGATAGCAGATGACAAGTAACGTCGATATTGCCAACTACGCGCTTAACATGCTGGGTGCGTCGAACATTTCTGCGTTTGATGAAAACAGCAAAGCGGCAAGGCTTGTCAATCAAAGATACGATGGCGTTAGAGATGCGGTGTTTCGCTCTCATCCTTGGAACAGTTTAATACGCAGAGCGGCATTGGCTCAAGAAGTTGAGGCTCCTGCATTCGGATATTCCAAGCAATATGCGCTGCCTACAGATCCGTATTGCTTGCGTGTGTTGGAATTTAACAATGGGTCTTTGGCATATCCTCAAGACAATATGACCAGCAACACGGGCGATAGTGTTTTTGTTATTGAAGGGCGTAAGTTGCTGACTGATGAAGGCACGGCAAAAATTAAGTATATAGCAAGAATTACTGACCCACAGCAATATGATGCAGGGTTGATTGAAGCTTTGGCATCCCGCCTTGCTGTTGAGCTTTGTTACGCAATTACGGGATCGAATAGCTTGCTGGGTACGGTGACTGCATTGCATGAGGCTAAACTAAAAGAGGCAAGGTATGTTGATGCAACTGAGGGCGCTCCGCAACGCATAGAGGCGAGTGACTTTATTGAAGCGAGGCTCTAATGGCACGATCCGCTCCAGCCTTTAGCTCTTTTACTGCGGG